CTTGAACAACAATATCTACTGTAAACATTTTTGAGGAAGCCAGTTCGAGGTATGATTCTATTAAAGTATCTGTAACTTTAATATCATAATGTTCTTTAATAATGTTTGCGACAGTATGTTCAGATATTTCTTTATATGCTTGTTTTGAAACTTGTTCTTCTAACTTTTGAGAAATATAATTTTGTTTAATGTATTGTCTGGCTTCTTCAACTGTATTAAATTTAGTTTCAACATTATCAATTAAAACTTTACCTGTATCTAATTTTTCAATTAGATGTTGATAAGATCTGATACTTTCTACTACACCAGAAGGTTTGATCTTATTTGTAAAGTCAGTATAATACATTAATATTATCCTGCGATAGCCTTGTGAGTTGCAATACGACCCTTCGCATAAGCATCTTTAACTGCTGGTACAACTTGACGAATGGCACCTGCTGTTCTAGCTACGCCACCGATAGCTGCTCCAACTGCTTTACCAGCAAGTTTAGCAGTACCTTTAACTACTTTACCAACAAATTTACCAAGACCTTCGTCTAACACGAATGCTTGTTTTTCTTCTTCTGTAAGAGCATCATACTCTTCTTGAGTTAATTGAACTTCTTCGTAAACAAGTTCTTCTTCTTCTGTTTGATTAAACAAAGATTGAGCAACATCCATACGCATATTATCTAACTTAGCGGAAATCTTTTCTGCCATAGTAGCATTAAATGCTTGTTCTGTTTGCACTGCGTTTCCTGTGGCGATTGCCGAAACCAAATCTCTAACTGAATTACTCATGGTGTATCTCCTTTATTTTTTATCTTGATTAGGCGATTCTTCGTTTCCGCCAAAACCATTATCTGCTAAATGTTGTTGCTGGGCTACCTGAGTGACTGCAGATAATCTTCCTTGTTCATCAGCTAACTGCATTTGTTGAACTTTATCTTCAGCCATTTCTTTATCCATAATTTCAATTTCTTCATCAGTTTGCATCAACAGATTCTTACGAATCCATGCGCTAGAATAAAAACGACCAATATATGGCTCAACTTGCTGCAGTGCTGTAACTCTCTGCATTAACAACTCATTATCTTTTAATTCAGTGAAATGATTATCTGCTTGATAATCATATTGTATTGCTTGTTCAATTGCAGTCCATTCTTCATCACGAATAATACCTTTGGCAATTAATTGAACACGCAATGCACCACTAAACAATCCAGAAAACTTTTTACGTAGACGAGCAATAAATTTATTAAACTTAATCTCATCACGAGAAATCTCAGTACTTCTACCAAGAGAGAAACCAGTAGCTGGTTGTAATCTTGATAATGGCACATTCAATGCCTGATATAATTTAGTTTGGAAATATTGAATATCAGCAATATCTCCCAAATTCTGCCCACCTGGAAGAGTTGTAATTTCAGTTCCTTTACCACCTTCACGACGTGGCATCCAGAAATCTTCCATCATACTCAAATGACGACGATCGTCACGAGTCTCTCCAGTTGTCGCATCATAAACAATTTTATTTCTAAACTTGTTCATAATATCATTGACGTATTGTTCTGCTTTTAATTTCGGCAGATTACCAACGTCAACATAAAATACTCTACGCTCAGGTGCACGTGAAATGCGGTAGATAACTACTGCATCTTCAATCATCTTTAACTGGTTGGTTGGCTTAATCGCTTTATGCAAATAAGACATCATCATGCCAGTATTCTGATCCACCATTCCCGAAGGGGTGTAGATAATTGAATCTAACGAGAGCTTAATTCCTTGCGTAGTATTCTCTTGAATACCTTTATCATTATACAGATAAAATTCTTCGCTCTTAACTACAACATCAACACCTTGTGGTGTTCTTTTCTTTTCAACCTTTTTAATCTTGCGAATCTTACGAGGATCCACAAAACGCAATTCTTGAATGCCCAACTTAGGTTGGTTCATATCAATTAAAATATTGTAATAAATTCTTCCATCAATATACCACTGACGGAAAATGTCATGACCCTTGTCATCAAAATTTAATAAACGAAGGACTTCATCAAACTCTGTTCTAATCTTACCTTTAATTCCGTCAGACAATTTAACTTTGTCTAAGTTAATTTTAACAGCTTGATCATCAGGTTCAGCGATAATCGCTTCGTTTACAATATCTTCAATAGCAGCATCACAGTCAGCATATAAAGAAGTATCTCTATAACGACGAATAAGATCGTTCTCATTTTTAACGATGGTATCCATATCCATAACCATTCCATAATAGGAAGTGGCATTCGTGGATACAACTGTTGATCCATCATCAGAGATCGGAGTTACAACTGCTCCGATCTCTTTGTCTGTCTGCTTACGCTTTATCTCAAATCCAAAAATTTGCATAATTTAAAAAACCCTAATTATAAAGTTAAATTGGTAGTGGGAAACTACCGATTGGTGTATCAACGGAAACATTAAGATTGATTCCACCACCCTCAGTTGCATTAGAAGTAAAGTAATTGAATTGGAATTCTACATCAAATTGTTCGATCTGGTTTTGTTGATCATAGTCTAATGCGATTGGTCCAATGTTTGTTGGGAATGCATCTACAAATTTGTATGACTTGATGATTGCGCCAGAGCGATCTAGTTGATGCACTTGTAAGTCTACTTGATAGTCACGTGGGTTTGTTCTACCATCAGTTGAACTATAACTTTGAATACCAGCTTGCCATTGTTCCATAGCATTACGGATATTGAAAGTAGTATCGTTGTAAATTGATACAGTCCATGGAGCAAAGTTACGCTCGCCTGCGAAGTTTACTGGACGACCTTTATAAAGAACTTGAATGTTCTCGATAGTGGAAGCTGGTAACTGTGCAGACTTACACAAGAACTGAGCACGTTGACCAGCTACGACACCTAGTGGTACGTAGCTTGGGAATACTAATTCAACACGGAATTGATTTGGGCGAGCACCGCCACCAATCATTTGCGCTTTGAAGTCGCTAATATTTGCCATTTAAATCTCCTTTGTTCTTTCTTTATTTAGTCTCTTAGCCACCGATCTCGCTGAAATTAATTCCAGAACGAGCAGCAACGAAGTTAAGAGTAATAAAGTTAATTGAACGTGCTGGCTTGATAAAGATATCAGCAACGAATTCGTTACGGTCAATAACTTCGCCAGTATTGTTAGAGTCATCACACTTAACAACGAAGTCAGTAATACCACGACGACCTTGAACGTCACGTAGGAATGGTTCAACTAAGTTCTTAAACTGAGCACGAGTGAATCCATCGTTGAATTCAAACAACTGATACTTAGCAGCAGTTGCAATGGCTTTCTCAAGAACAATAAACAGACGACGCACGTTAATGCGATCGAATGCAGATGGCTTAGCCAATAATGTCTTATCGCCAAACAATACAGTACCATCTCCTGGGAAAGTAACAACTGGGTTTACGCCATTCTTGTATAGGTTGTCACGATCTGTTTTGTCTAAACTAATTGCTAGCTTAACTACGTTCTTAACTTGACCACGATTCAAACCACCTGGAGACCACCATGCATCGTTAGTGTAGTCAGTACGTGCGCACAATCCAGCGATATCGCCGTTTAGTGGAACATAACGATACTTGTCGTTGTAACGATCATATTGATACTTATAGCCAGAATCTAAAGCTGCATAAGAAGTAGTTGTCAATGCATTGCGATATGCAATGATTTTAGTTACGGCAGTTCCTTGGCTATTTGCGCTAGTGATGATAGAACCATCAGTATCTTCTGGAGAGAAGAATGCCATACAATCTCTTCTAGTTTCTACAATATCAATGATAGCATTGGCAACCGCAACAGAACATTTACCTGCTGGAATTAATGAGATGTCATAAGTTGCATCATCAGAGAAAATAGTCCATGCAGTGATACGTTGACCATCAGTTGCAGTGAAATCATCAAGACCACCTGATAGAGAACGAGTTACAGATGCAGAGTTAGCGAATGATGTTCCTGCTACATCATTACCCCAGTTAGTTCCAGTAGCTGGATGATCCATCCACCAGATATACTGTGAGCGAGAATTGATTACGTCTTTGTAGTAGTTATTAGTTCCGTCAAATTTCTTTGCGTCACCAGCTTTTGAAACATAAGAATATTTTTCTAGAATAGTTCCTGGAACACCAGTCCACAAACCATCCTCATCGATAACGATTAAATGTAGTTCATCATTTGAACCACCTACGCTTGCTGCAGCATCAGAAGTTCCTGGAGCTGTATCAAATTCATCTTTGTATGCCCATGTAGAAAAACTTGATGCGTCAGCTAAAGAAACTAATAAAGAGTTACCCAATGTTCCTGGATATTTTGCAGCGAATTCGCCAACAACACCAGCACCATTTACAAAAGATGTTAGGTAATCGTTTTCGTTATTAATTTTAACGCCACCAGTTGCAACAACTGCAGTTCCAGAAGCACCAGTACCACCGCCACCAGTTAGTGTAACTGTTGGAGCAGAAGTATATCCAGATCCGCCATTGGTAACTGTAATGCTAGCAACTGTTGTACTAGAAAGAGTGATCGCACCAGCAGTTGCGCCAGTACCAGTACCAGTAATAACTGCAGTTGGAGCAGTTGTATAACCAGATCCACCGCTAGTGATTGTGATGCCAGTAACAGCACCATCAGTAACTTGAACAGTACCAGTCGCAGCAGTACCACCAGCTGGAGCAGTGAAAGTTATAGTAGGTGTTCCAGTGTAACCAGTACCACCAGCAGAAACTGCAGCGGAAGTAATAGAACTACCAGCCATATTGGCTACTGCAGTGGCTTGCACACCACCAGCAATTTGTGGTGCGCTAAGTGTTACAACTGGAGCAGAAGTATAACCTGATCCAGCAGCACTTCTGGTAATTGCAGTTACAGTACCAGATGGACTAGAAACAGCATTACGGTGATTGATTGTATCAACACGAACGACCAATAAATTGTTTGTATATGATAAGAAGTTTGCTGCTGTGAAAAAAGATGCTGCACTATCGGCAACAGGTTTTCCGAAACGACGAACAAGTTCGGTTTCAGATGAAATGGTTACAGGTTGAAGAACTGGACCCCACTGGAACACTCCAGCAAAAGCACCAGCAGAAGTCGAAACTGCTGGTACAATAGAGGTAAAGTCTTTTTCTACAACTGCAACGCCAGGACTAAGTTGAAAAGGCATTGTAATTCTCCTTATTACATGTTATTCTGTTTTGCTTCGAGGAGCACTTGAAAGCACTAATTTATTTATTGAAACCGCAATTTCAAAAGTTCAGTAGTGGTTTCTCTCTTGTATCCCCATTGTCAAAAAAACCAAATGGGGTAAGTTCTTCTTCCATCGCTTTAATCTTTTTCTCATACATAATTTGTCTTAGGTTTACATTATTTAGGTCTTTGAAATAACTCGTAGAAGTTAGCCAAGAAAACAGAACCAAAGACATAACCATATCATCATGATATCCCTCATCTGCTTCATATGAATTGCGTTTTTCAATAAAAGTTGAAATTTCTGATATAATATCTGCGTCTTGTATAATTAACTTATTTTCTTCAACCAACGCTTTGAAATTATGACAACCAGTTCTTTTAACCTTTTTATCAGTATTTACGCCAAGTTGGGTCTGACCACCACCGAAACCACCAGTAACAGTTTGGAACCCTGTACTTCTATTCACAAAAACTAGATTTTCATATTCTAATTCATGATGCAAAATGTATGGAACTTGCTCGCTTGAATTGGTTTCCACCAAAACAAACGCTTGATTAAATTGTGTAGCCACGTGATAAATTACACTAGGATACATCAATGGACTAATATCATTTTTTCGATATTTACCGACAAGTCTGTATGGGACTTCTGTAATATCGACAATAGTGAAAGCAGAATAATCTCCACCAACACCTTTCGCTGTATCCGCCACCAACACATAAGTGTGGTTTTCTTGCGGATTTTCATATAGATCTAAACCATCTTTGCTGAATACTGGGACTGCAACTGACATCTTTGCAATAACATCAGCATTGACTAAAGTTAAACTAGAACCTAAGAACTTACATAAAACCTCTTGGTTATATTTTAACTCACCGAGCATGGCTTTCTGCTCAGCTGCCCATTTCTCATCACGTCCTGGAATTTTCCAATATGGAATGAATAATGGAACAAAACCATTTCTACCATTTTCAGCATCATTCCAGAATTTCCAGAAGTGATTATAACCGAGTGGCGTAGAACTTAAAAGAATCTTTGTTGTTTCACCAGCAGAAATAGTTGGGTAAACTGACGTAAAAAATTCTTCAGCAACTGTATTTGGGATAATCGCAGTTTCGTCAACATATAGTAAGTTAACAGATTTACCACGAATACCTGAAGCTGACGTTGCAGCAGTAAATACTTTACTACCATTCTCCAATTCAATGTCACCCTTATTCCAAGTGGTAACACCTTGTTGCAACCAAAGTGGCAATCCTTCATACATCAACTGATAGCGAGATAAAACTTCTCGAGCTGCAGTTGCTTTATTTGCAAGAATAGCAACAGTCTTATTATCTTGAAACAGAGTATACCAAAGGATATATGCAGCGGAAGTAGTAGTCTTCCCCTGCTGGCGACCCTCCATAAGAATCACTCTTCGATTCTCATGAATAACTTTAACTTTGTCTTTTTGGCAATCGTATAATTTAAAAGGAATCAACCCTTTATCAAGAGAAACAATCTGACAATATGTTTCTATAAAATAGATTGGATCATCACGACATTTTAAATACTCTTGAACATTCTCTGGTGTGAACTGAACTGTTACACCAGCAGCTTTTAA